GGTGCGAACATTGCGATTACGGGAACATCTGCTAATCCAATCATTGCCGCCTCTTATCCATCATCTGCCCCCATTCTCCGTGATTTAGCGGGGGCTCATCTCTATACCCTTACTGCTTCACAAGTGAGTAATAGTTTTCTGTATTCCAGCGTCGTTTATACAACGGCGGGTGGAGCAATTACCATTAATCTGCCGGGCTATGCGGATATGTTGGCGACCTATGGAGGACAGAACCGAGTGAGCTTCTTTTTAGGAGACCTTGATGTGGGATTGGGGCAAACAGTAGATTTGTATATTGATTCGTTAGATGACAAAACGAAGATTTACATTACGAATACTCTACAAGGAAATCTCGGAAATGTAAATCTACAAAACTTACTTCCCACCTTATTGTCTAATGTCGGAACATACGCCGTCCCCATTCTTTCTGTGTTTGAAATAACGGCTTATATTAACTCCGTTAAAGGTAATGTGAATTATAACTTTATTTGGTCTGGAAATTACACCTAATAATTTCTTTCTTAACCAGTAGCAACTAAGCATCATACACCTTTCGGCTCTTACCAGCCGGTTCTTCCGAACAACCGCAAGGGCACGGGCTCATACTACGCACGGGTTCTTTTGATTTATCATATGCGATGACAGACTGTAAGCCTATCACCACATTTGAAATCATCACACGCAGTTCATCACGCTCTAATATAGAAGGGTGGCTAAGAAGGTCTAATAGGGCTCGGACGGCTTTCTCCATACTATATGTAATGTTTTTGGGGCTTTACATAAGCGGGGGGAACGGGATTATTTCGTCAGATATTTCTTACGAGGCTGATACATAGGCAAAATCCGGCTGAAAAACCCCGTCCCCCCCGGGCTGATTATTGATATTACTAAAATATCATATAGAGTAGAATGCCCTACAAATTGCGGAAAGCTCCGAAGAAAGACCTTTACTGGGTCGTTAGTAAAGAGACGGGTGAGAAACACAGTAAAGACCCTCTGCCGTTGGAACGGGCAAAAGCCCAAATGAGGGCACTCTATGCGAATGTAGCAGATGCGAAGAAAGGCAGAGGGTTTCTTGGAGATGTATGGAACGCCGTAGGTAGTAAGGTAGATAAGGCGAAGAAAGAGTGGAAAGATAAGGGAATGGCGACCCTTACGGGCACGAACTACACGGGAGCGTGGAATCGCTTAGATGACGAATACCTACGAACCCACCCACCTACTGATGTCATTGATAAAGGAGCATTAGAACACGATTTGGAATACTCTCGCCTTGCTAAGCTACGCAAAGAAGGCAAGACCTCTAAAGCAGACCTTAACCGTATGATTCGTGAATCTGATGATAAGTTCTTACAGAATATCCGTAATAACTTTATGGCGAATCCGTGGGCGGGAGCATTGGGGTATGCTGGAATAAAAGGTAAGAATGTAGCAGAGGATACGGTAGGACTGGATAAAAACTTGTTCGTAGGGGAGGGTAAGAAGGGCGGATTTTTCATTATGAAGGGTCGCCCCCAAGATGACCCCCACTATAGAGAACCAGTAAAATACGGTCGTCCCCAAGACCAGCCCTACTACCAAGAGATGATGCGTAAGCGTGATATGGTGAATCGTGAAGGTATGGAAAAATTAGATGGTAGTGGTTTTTTTGGGGATATGTGGGACTCCGCAAGAAATGTCGCCAATAGAGTAGTAAAAGGAGTCAAAGATGTCGCTATGGGATTCCGTAATGACTTTAGCCCTTCTGTGCGTGGGCTACTGGGTTTTATCGGTGATAAGCCCATTACCCAAATGTTCGTCCGCAGAGACCCTATCCAATCCGCTCTTAATACGGCACTTAACTTTATCAGTCTCGGTAAATGGAATACGGTAAAGGATAAATATGGGTTTGACAAGTTCTTCCACTTACGCTTAGAGGTCATTATTCGTGTCAGTGAATCCCCCGTGCTCTTAGCAAAATACACCTTAGAGAAGAATGAAGTCATTAACATTCAGAAAGCATTTCCTATAGAATCCGAAACAGAAGTAATGCCCGTAGAGATGAAAGGAGAGATTACCGTGAATCAGTTGCTACAAGGGGCACAAGGGATACAAGGGGACACCTTTCATAGATATGATGCGTTCCATAACAACTGTCAAGACTTCGTAGGAGCAATGCTACAATCTAATGGGCTTCTTACACCAGATGTGGCGGGGTTTATTAAACAAGACATTAAACAAGCGATTTCAGAGTTGCCGAGTTGGACGGGTAAAATCGCACGAGGGCTTACTGATGCGGGGGCACTTGCGAATGTAGCATTGGAAGGACGGGGTGGGCTACACCCTATGGCGAAGTTTGCGAAGCAAATGGCTTCTATGGGCGTGAATCCAGCACAATACCTTGCCCTTGCGAAGAAGAAGGCAAAGGCGTTGGGTCTTGCCGATAATCTGTTGGGTTTCAGCACTGATGCGAAGCATAAGCTACAAATCCCTAATGCGGACGGCAAAATGATTCGCTTTGGTGCGGTTGGATTAGGAGACTACATTCTGTATTCTCTGTCGGGGGACAAGAAGGCAGACCAGCACCGTAGCAACTACCGCAAACGAGCGACAAAGATAAAGGGCGACTGGGAAAAAGACCCCTATTCAGCAAATAATCTTGCGATTGGTGTTCTTTGGTAAAGGATTCAGAAGAATCCTTAGAGCCGGTAAGAGTAATTTGTGGATAATGAATACAACCTTTTATCGTAGCAACTACATCAAGATAAGACATCTTCTGTTTTATATTGATATAACAAATAAGGGAATGGAACGCTCTAACCAAAGGTGCTACGCTAATAACGGAGAACGGCATAACTAACCAACTGTGCTCCAACGGCGACAGCACTAATACGACAATCAAAACCTTGCCCGGGCTCAAGGGTAATTGCCGAACCCGTCTGAACGGAGAGAGCACCACCAGTAAGACCAAGACTCATTACAACGACGGAAGAAGCAGTAATATCAGCATCTACGACACGAATAAGTTGTGCTCCGTTGGGAATAGTAGCTTGACCGGAGCGAACGAATAGAGAACTTGCGGGAGCACCACCTAATTGAACTGCGGAAGCCATCTTATACTTCCTATACAGATATTATTTTCCGTCCGATTTACATTAGACGAGAAGCGAGGGATTTCTTACCGCCCGAAGCACCGCCCGTGCCGTAGCCCACTGCTTGTGCCCCCGATTTCACCTTGCCGAGAAAGCCCGACTCTGGGAGCATACCCGTAATAGCCGATACGAGAGGCTTGGTGCTGGAGTAGATGTCTTTCGCCTTAGACAAGATGTTGCCGAGAGCCGAGAACGAGAAGCCACCGACCATACGGTCAAGCTCTGAACGAACACCCATTGGGGCAAGAGGGGCAGAGATGATGTCTTGCTCTGACAGAACGCCCTTAATGATACGGGACGAACCACGGATAGACTCAAAGAAGCCCGAGTTCGCAGTAATGACATAGAGCTGGGGAGTCTGGTTAATATCCGAGGTGTTCTTCACAGTAAGGTTAAACTGTAGGGTGAAGTTGCCTACAAGTGATGGGGCTTGTCCGGACTGTAGGGTAATGTCTTGCGAAGGCTTCAGAACAAGAACTGAACCGACCAGAGGCACGACTTGACCTTGCTGACGAGCCGAATAGTTCTGAGGGGCAATCGCACTGGTAGAAGCACCCGCAAGAGCCGGGTATGAACCAGACGAGCTATGGGCTTGACCGATAAAGTTGTTCCAATCCATATCCAAGCCGTTCTTTACTGACATATTAAACAACTGTTCTGTTGTCATAGACGACAAGAGACCACTAAAGTTGTCAAAATTAACACTTAGAGGGTTAGAGATGCCGTCATTGCGTGAAGCGAGAGGGAAATACCAATCAGCATCATTCAGACCGTATGATGCTGGACGGCAGAACACAATCAGCAAGTCTGGGATACAAGGCAGAGTAATCGTCTGCGAGATAATCTGACCCGTAGCACCCGGAGCGATTTCACCGTTCTGATACTGGGTAATGTATCGTGGAAACTCCATATAGGGCACTACTGACTTCGGAGGCAGTGGGACATCAAGAGATGGCGTAAGGAACTGACAATTCAACACGCTCTGCTGGAAGACATTACCACCCGCAACGAGGTTGTTGTAGGCGATATTTGTCAGAGTGCGACCCGCCCGTTGCGACTGACGGATTACACGGGAAGGTGATGATTGGAGGTTCATAATTAGCTGAATGTTATTGATGCCGAACAGACCCGTATCCCATTCATACTCATCAGCAAACACGAAGGGCGAGAGAACGATTGGCTCAGCCGAACGCCAACGGAAGTAGATGGTATGGACGAGGACATTTCCACCGGGCACGGTGGGGGCAAAGGTAGGAATACCATTCACGCAAGAGTAGGTGGCGGGGGCGGTCGCCGAAACGAAGGCAACTGTTCCCGCACCGCCCGGTGGGACATTGGGTAGGGGGACACCCGTATCCGAAGTGAAGACCAACGAGGCAAGAGCACCGTTATTCACATTGTCATACTCCACCGTGCCGTCATAGGCTTGAAGGGGATTGCCGAGACAACCGAAAGCGTCGTTGTAGTTCGCCCACTTATCCATCATTGTCGGGGCAGTTCGGGCAAGACGATTACGCTTCTTGTCCGCCAGACGCAGAATGGGATACATAACATCTTGGGAATTGATTACAGAAGTTGTATCGTTAATCGTGGCAGAAATGGTAGAAGCAAGGGAGTTCAGAGGGAGCATAGCAAGGGCAAAATCACGACCGGGGACAACCAGCGAATCACCAACGGCGGGGAGGGAAGCAAGGGTGAGGGTCATAGACTGAAAACAAGTGCTACTCCACAGCACTTTTCTATCAACAAAAACATTTTCTGACGGCACATACACATTGTAAGTGTGCTGAGATGCTGTGGCGGCAATAGCATTAAACGGAGCATTGGTAAGGGATAGAGCACCTTTCTCCACCGCAAACTTCGGGCGGGACTGAACGATGCGTGAATCAAGCACGGCGAGTTTCTCAATGTCGGCACTCATCTTCTTATACTGATGCCTCAGAATAAAATAAAGGAAATTAATCCGTAAGGATAGACTTTTAGGAGTATTATCTCAAAAGCCTACCAGCGTGTTGTAGCGAAGCAAGACCGGGGGGAACGGGATTTTTCAGCCGGATTTTCCTTACGAGGCAGAGCCATAGCGAAAATCTGACGAAATAACCCCGTCCCCCCCGTCCCACCGGACTGTTTATTGCTTACGCCTAAACATAATTTTAATACTTACGCTGGAGAGATTATACATATTCAGCGGATACAACTGGGAGTTCAGACGGTTCTTCCAAAAGACTTGTATGTCAATGTTGCGGAGTTCTTGCTTGGAGGGAGACATAGAAGACATACGATACTCCGCAATCGGTGTGTAGTAGATGAACTGACGATAGAGGTCAGCACCACCCGGTGCGGTGTCAAGGGCAATGTCCGTAATGATAGGGTCAAACGCAGAAGCCGTAGTAGGGGCAGAATTACCCAAGTTGGTAGAGCCAAGAATGTTCGGGGCGGAGGCGGATTCGGTCTTAATGGGAATGAGCGTAGTAGTAAATACAATGGAAGAGCAAGGCGACCACAAGGAATCAACGCTCTTATAATCTTGCTCGTTCAACCAATAGACCTTCTGAGCCAATAGCGGGACAAAACCCAGTGGAGGCACACCCGACTGAGGGGGGACACGGTAATCCGCCACATTAGAGTAAAACTTATTACTTACCGTCATTTCATACACATAGCCTTCCGGGACACCCAGCGGGAACGCTAAGTAGGTTATACCGTCATAGACAATACCGCAACTGTTAGGGACA